GCTACAAGGCGCACCGCAAGGGTCCCAAGCCTCCCGGCTTCGCCAAGCTCGTCGACTGGTGCGAGCGGACCTGGAAGTGTGAGCGGTGGGAGGGGCTCGAGGCCGACGACGTCTGCGGCATCCTGGGGACGCGGCTCGACGACGCCATCCTGATCTCAGGCGACAAGGACTTCCAGACGATCCCGTGCGAGCAGCACGACTTCAACCGCGACGAGCCCGGTACGACGCGCATCCCTACGCTTGAGGAAGCCAACCGCTTCCACCTGGTACAGTCCATCGCGGGTGACCCGACTGACGGATACGTAGGGTGCCCGGGGATCGGCGTGGAGCGGGCGGGGCCGATCATCGACGGTGGGAAGCCCACCCTGCTGCGGGCGCTGCTCGAGCTGCCGGGGATCGGTCCCAAGAAGGCAGAGACGATCTGGTCCAAGGGGGAGGACTTCGTCGCGCAGACCCTCAGGGAGAAGCACCCCAACACGGTCAGCATTTACGCGCGCTTCTTGGGGGGGTGGGTGGCCATCGTGCAAACCTACCTCGACAACGGCCTCACCGAAGCCGACGCCCTCCGCAACGCGCAGCTCGCCTACATCCTGCGGGACGGGGACTATGACGCTGAGACCGGGACGGTGACGGCCTGGCAGCCCGAAGAGGTGGCGGCTTGAAAGGCTACTGTGAGTGCGCCGAGTCCCCCTCCTCTTACTGGTCCGTGGTCTACATGTGCGGTCTATGTTCGAAGTGCAAGCGTCCCGTAAAACCCATGACTCCTACTGAAGACCCCCGCACCGCGCTCACCAAACTCCACGAAGACCTGTGCAACGAGGCCCGGGAGCTGTCGGCCCGTAAGAACCAGGACTACGCGGCCGGTGAGGACCCCTTCGCCAACTTCCGGCTCTGCGCGGACATGTCGCTGTGCTCTGCGACGACGGGGGTCCTGGTCCGGTTGAGCGACAAGATGCGCCGGCTGGCGTCCCTCGAGAGCCAAGAAGCGCAGGTCCTGGACGAGAGTCGGAGGGACACGATCCTCGACATCATCAACTACGCGGTCATCCTGGCCGCCCTCTATTCGGAACCGATCGGTCAAGAATGACCCGTATGAAGATCCAACCTGAAGCCCCCGCACCCACGGATGCCGAGGAGCTGGAGCACACGATCGAGTGGCTCCGCCTCACCTGGCCTGACGAATGGCCCCGTGGGAACCTGGGCCACGACTCCTACGTGCGTAACGAGGGGGCCCACATGGTCATCCAGTACCTCGAAGACCGCCTCCACGAACTCACCGAAACCTGACCTATGTGCCTGGACATCCCCGAGCCGCCCGCGCCCAACCCTCCCCCGGTGTCCACGCTGAAGCCGGTACAGGAGACGGAGCCGGCCAAGAAGAAGACCTCGGCCAAGAAGAAGGCCGCAGCCGGCACGGGCGCTCTCCAGATCCCTCTGATCAACCTCACGACGCCTAAGTGACTCAACCTGTAGCTGTCCTCGAAAGCCCCCAGGCACTCTACGAACAGCTACGGGCCGCACGGCAGCCCTTCCTGGATAGGGCTCGAGAGGCAGCCAACCTCACAACCCCCTCGATCCTTCCGCCTGAAGGGCACACCAAGGAATCCAAGCTCATCACGCCTTACCAGGCCGAAGGGGCCGAGGGTGTTGTGAACCTCTCTTCCAAGCTGCTGCTAAGCCTGTTTCCGGCCGGTAGCAGCTTCTTCCGTTTCACTGCCCAGCCGTCGAAGCTCTCCGCGGAGCAGAAGGCCGCCCTCGACGACGAGGAGATCGCACGCGCCTTCCAGGAGATGGCTTCCGCCGCCGAGCGGATGGTCATGGAGGAGTTCGAGGCCAAGGCCCTGCGCCCCCGCCTCAACATCGGCCTCCGCGCCCTGGTCGTAACCGGCAACGTCTGTCTCCACTTCGACGACAGCGACAAGCTCCGGCTCTACCATCTCAACGAGTACGTCGTCGACCGTGACGGCGCCGGGAACCTACTCTCCGGCTGCACGCACGAAAAGATCGCGTTCAACGCGCTCGAAGAGGGCCTCCGAATGTCGGTCGCCTTCGCCAACCCCGGCCAACAGTACGACGGGACCGAGGAGATTTCGGTCTACACCGCGTTCTCGCGTGTCGGGCCTGACAAGTTCCAAGCGGTACAGACCGTAGGTGGGGTGGAGTCTTGGTCGGCGACGTACACCGAGAAGGAGCTTCCGTGGCTCCCTCTGACCTTCGTGCGTGTCGACGGGGAAGACTACGGTCGCGGGCGAGTCGAGGAGGTGCTCGGGGCCTTGCGGTCCCTGGAAGCGCTCGAGGCGTCAGGACTCCGCGGTGCGGCCCTTGCGGCCAAGCATGTCATGTTGAACGGCTCCGGCTCAGGGGTCACCAACAGGCAACTGGAGACAGCCCAGGACGGGGCTGTGCTGAGTGCGGCGGATGGCGACCGCATCAGCTACCTCAAGTACGACAAGACCCAGGACCTCTCGGTCATCTTCGACCGCGTCACCAAGCTCGAGTCCAAGATCCAGCGAGCCTTCCTCGACGTAGGCTCCGCAGTCCAGCGACAAGCTGAGCGGGTCACGGCCGAAGAGGTCCGCATCGTGGCCCTCGAGCTGGAACAGAAGCTAGGGGGCGTCTACTCGAGCCTGACCCAAGAGCTTCAGCTCCCCCTGGTCCGCTTCCTCATGCGCGCCGTAGAGCGGGGTGAGGACGGCTTCGACTTCGGTGAGGAGATCCAGCCCACGATCATCACGGGCCTCGACGCCCTCGGACGCGGTCACGACTTCCAGAGGCTCTCGGCCTTCGTGCAAGCGGTGGGTAGCGCCTTGGGTGAGGGCGGCCTCGCCGCGATCGATGGCCCCGCAATTGTGCGTCAGTTCGCCGTGGCCCTGAGCCTCGACCCGGACAAGGTCTCCAAGACCGACGAGCAGCTCGCGGCCGAGCGCCAGCAGGCCCAACAGCAAACACTTCTCGAGCAGGGCACAGGGCCCGCCGTGACAGCACTAGGTAACGCAGCTCAAGGACAGGCAGCATGACCGACTCAAATGAGACGCCCGCGGGAGAGAACGCGGAGACCAACACCGAGGCACCGATCCTTGGCAAGTTCAAGGACCACGCAGCGCTCGAGGCCGCCTACACGGCGCTGGAAGCCAAGCTGGGTACCCAGACGGCTGAAGAGGGGTCCGCCCCTCCCGCTGCCGGACTCCAGGCCCTCATGGCGGAAGCCAACGAGGCGCTCCGCGGGGGCGGCGGCACCGAGGAAGTCTGGGCCGACATCCAGGCCAAGGCCGCGCAGCAGGGCATCGCACCGGAGGCGCTCGGCGTCTACAAGCGAGGTCTCGAGGCGCAGATGAAGGACCAAGAGGCGCAGCTCTACGGAGCCGCTGGTGGCGAGGAGAAGTTCAAGGCCGCCATGGAGTGGGGTTCCGAGAACCTCTCCGAGGAGCAGCGTGCCGAGTTCGACGCGGCCGTGGCCTCCCAGGACCCGCTCAAGACCGAGCTGGCCATCCGCCGTCTCTCGTCGGCCTACGAGGCTGCCAACCCCGCCGTGCGTCACAAGGTGGTCGGCCGGAGCGGGCCCGCCCCGCAGACCCAAGGCTTCGCCCACCGCGGCGAGATGGAGGAGGCAATGGCCAACCCCCGCTACCTCTCGGATCTGAAGTACGCCCTGGAGGTCCAGCAACGCGCGGCCATGACTGACTTCTAATGAGCCTCTCCGAAGGTATGCAGTCGTCCGAGTTCGGACTCTCCGGAGTCTGGCTCACCGCCCTCGTCACGGGGTACATCCCCGAGCAAGCTCTCTGGCCCTCGGCGCTCGTCGTCGTCATCTACGCATCCTGGAGGGGCCTCTATAAGGCCACCCGATGAGACTCCTGACCCTCACTACGCTACTGGCGCTTGCCGGCTGCGCCGAGTTCGACGAGTTCGTCACGGCTGACCTGGAGGCTCCTCCCGGATACGTCGATCAGGACCGCACGTTGGAAGTGCCCCTCGAAGACGGTACGACCGTGGGCATCACGCTGCCCGCTGATGGTCAGTACACCGGAGGCGACTTGCTCGCCAACACGGCTGAAGGTGTCGCCTTTGCGGTGACTGGCGACGACGCCAAGGCCGCAGGAATCGGCGCACTCGCCATGCTCGGTATCGGGCTCGCGACGCGACGCAAGAAACAACCCGCCTAAGCGCGGGACTGTCTGGGGACAGGTGAGACAACCCCAGACTCGTAGGACCACCCTGGTCTGAGCCGGGCCCGCTACGGCGGACAACCCGCTGGCCTCTGTCAGAGATCGGACTCGAGTCGCTGTGCCCTCCGGGGCTCCAACGTCACTCAACTCTGTCTCTCTGACATCATGGCACTCTCCAACGCCTGGACCTTCGGGCAGACCAACGCTGCGGGCGACGCCCAATCGTTGTTCCTGAAGGTCTCCACTGGCGAACTCATTACGGCCTTCCGCCGTAAGTCCGTCACGGAAGATCGCTTCCGTACCAAGACCATCTCTGGCGGCAAGTCCGGTCAGTTCAAGGTCACTTCCCGTACCCAGCCCATCGGGCACGAACGCGCCGACGCGATCGACGAGGACGCCAACGCGACGTCTGAGGCTTCGCCGACCTACGGCGTGGCCAACGACTACCTCGACAACATGAAGGTCGCGGAGATCGACGTCGGTATCGACCGTGCGTTGACCCGCGGGTTCTTCTTCGACGAACTCGACGAGGCCATGGACCCGCTGAGCCCGCAGCTTCGCCAAGAAGCCACGTTCTCGGTCGGCGAAGCCATCGCTCGGACCGTCGACCGTCGTCGTCTCATCAACCTGTCGCAGGGCGCCATCGCCTCCGGCTACAACACCGACATGCCGAGCGGCGTCGACATCACCGAGGCCAACATCTTCTCGGTCGCTGCTGACACCCTCGACGCGCTCGCGGATCTCGCTGGCCAGTTCGACGACAACGAGGTCCCGATGGAGGGCCGGATGCTGTTCGTCCGCCCTGCGGACAAGTACTGGATGGTCTCCAACCTCCGCGACTCCGTCATCAACCGTGACTACGGTGGAGCGGGCTCCGTCGCGGGCGGCACCATCCCGGAGATCATGGGCTTCGAGATCATCTCGACGACCAACCTCCCGTACCGCACCAACGTCTCGACGGTTCCCGAGGGCTCCTCGACCGTTCACTCGTTGAACGACTACATCGTGGACAACTCCACGGTCAACTGCATCGCGGGCCACCGTGAGTCGCTCGGCGTTCTTCAGCTCACCCCGTTCACCGGAGGCCCCCAGGCCATGGTGATCGAGCAGAAGCGCCGCCTCGGTGAGATCATCGGCGCGAAGTGGTACGGGGGCTCCAAGTTCCTGCGCCCCGAAGCGTGCGGCGTGATCCGTACCGCCTGATCCCCACTCTCTCTCCTGTCCCTCGGGGGCCGGCTCAGTCCTAAAACGCTGGGTCGGCCCCCACTCAATACATGAGCACCGCACGTACGACCGAGCTTGAGGCAACGAACGCCATCCTGGCTACTGCCGGCCTGGCCCTCGCTACGGCTGTACCTCCTACCGGAACCGATGGCCTCGCCGCCTACACGGCGCTTGTCGAGGCTCGGAAGCGTGTGCTCAGCCGGGGCTGGAACTTCAATACGGAGTACAAGGTCACTTACACCCCTGACGGCTCGGACAACATCGCTGTTGGCACGGACGTCATCTCGATACGCCCCTCAGGTGGAGACTCCGGCCGCCGCCTTGCGATGCGCGGCGACGACGTCTTCGACGTTGACGAGAACTCCCTGACCTTCGACGCGGCTATCGAGCTGGACGTCGTCAAGCTACTCGAGTGGGTCGACATCCCCCAGGCTGCGCGCATCTACGTCCAGTACCTCGGGGCCCAGATGTTCCTCGAGCGCCAGTACCCCGACTCCGACATGCTTCGGTGGGTGGGCCAGGAGATGCTGCGCGCCGGAGCCGAACTCGAGCGGGTGGACGCGGACTCCGCGAGCTACAACCTCTACAACAACGCCGACGTGGCCAAGGTCTTCTACCGCGGCGGTAACGGCAACAGCGTCTACCTCGATTGAGCACAATCAGTCTGCCCCTTGACAACCTCATCGGGGGCGTCAGCCAGCAGCCCACGGCCCAACGGCCGCTCACGGGGATGCGCGCTGAGGACAACACTTACGCGGATGTCGCTGAAGGCCTGATCCGCCGCCCTCCCCTGGAGTTCGTGGCGGCCTTGTCTGGCGCCGAAGGTACGACCCAGCTCGTTCACCCCATCCTTCGCGACGACGACGAGCAGTACCTGGCCTGGTTCGGTACGGACGCGATCAAGGTCTTCGACTTGGACGGTGTCGAGTATCCGGTCCACAGCGACAACGCATCGGCCAGCTACGCTCCCGACTACACCTACCTCAAGACGCCGAGCGACAACCCGCTTGCTCTCGAGGAGGACCCGGCCGTTGACAAGGACATCGAACTCCTCAAGGCTTCCGGCGCCTGGACCTCCATCCCAGGCACGGCGACGGTGACCTTGACGGAGATCGACACGCTCGACTCCAACACGCTGCCGGGCCCCAACAGCGAGACCTCGATCATGGAGATCGAAGGCGACAACTCCGCTACGGGGACCCTCGAGAACTCAGCGCTCTGGCTCGAGGCGAGCACGGTCCCGTGGACGGACGGGCTGAAGTACGTCTTCTCTTGCTACTTCAAGAAGTTCGACACCAGTGGGGGCGGGGACAGCTTCGACGACCTGCGAGTGGGGTTCCTCAAGGGCGGCCTACAGCCTGAGGCCTACGCCTGGGCCAAGTTCACCTGGGTCGGTGAGGTACTCACCTACGACTCCGTCTACGCTCCCGACGTCTTGCAACTGTCTGGGGGGGTCGAGGACATCGGCGACGGTTGGTACCGGGCCTACGTGGTCTACGACGCCAACGACGCGCTCGCCAGTACCTGGACGACCTACCTCGACGGGAACAACGTCTCCTGTGCGGTGATCTACACCATGCCGGCGAATACGTCGTGCAAGGACTACGCCTTCGGCCCACACCTGACGATCACCGACGCCGCCACGCCGGTACCCGCGAACTACTACGACGTCACGGTTCTACGCGCTACGTCCGTGGCGGACTTCACGTTCGTCGTGAACAACTCGCAGACCGTGGCCATGACCGGCAACACGACGTCTGCCTTGTCAGGCACCAACGCCATCGCCTTCGTGAAGGAGGCCGCGTACGGCAAGAGCTACACGATCACGGTCAAGATCGACGGCACCGAGTACGAGCGATCCGTAGAGACCAACTCGAGCTACTCGACCGCGGGTACCGCGCCCAACGCGAACACCAACGAGATCGCCAACTACCTGGACCAGTCGTACACCCCGTCTCTACCGGGCACGACCACGGTGACTCGAGACGGCTCGGTCATCCACTTCGAGGACAGCACGGTCGACATCGAATGGATCAAGGTCAAGGACGGTTCCGGCGACGGGTTCATTACCGGCTTCACCGACGAGGTCCGCACCGAGTCCGACCTACCGACCATCTGCCTCGACGGCTACCGGGTCAAGATCGAGGGTGACGCCGAGGTCGGCGAGGACGACTACTGGCTTCAGTTCGAGGGCGAAGAGTCCTCGGGTCTCACGTCCGGCGTTTGGCGGGAGTCGACCGCCCCGAGCATCAGTTACGAGCTGGACTCGGTCACGATGCCCCACACGCTCGTCCGATCCCAGGACGACATCGACGGCACCGTCACGGGTGTACCCTTCCAGGTCTACTTCCTGTGGGGCGCTGCCACCTGGGACGACCGCATCGTCGGCGACACAGACACCAACCCCGAGCCCTCCATCGTGGGCCAGAGGATCGCGGACATCTTCTTCTACCGCAACCGGCTGGGGATGCTCAGCGGGGACAACGTCGTCCTCAGCGGTAACGGGGACTTCTTCAACACCTGGCGGACCACGGTCCAGGTGCTCCCCGACGACGACCCGATCGACTTCGCTGTCACGGGTACCGACGTGGCGGACCTTCAGGTGGCGGTCGAGTTCAACTCCGACCTGCTGCTGTTCGACAGGGATCGCCAGTACCGGCTGTACGCATCGGACACCCTGACCCCGTCGACCGTCGAGTCGGCAGCGATCCTCCACCACGACTGCTCCACCGCGGCCAAGCCTGTGCCAAGCGGGAGGACCCTGTTCATGGCGGGGCCTCGCGGGGACTACAGCATCATCCGTGAGGTCTTCGACCGGGGCAACGGCACCTACGAAGCGCCGGACATCACCAAGCCTCTCCAGACTTTCATCGAAGGTGACGTCACAGCTCTCGCTGCCAGCCGCACAGAGGACGTGCTGGCCGTTCTCACCGAGAACACCAACTACCTGTACGTCCACAACTACCACTGGACGGGTAACGAGAAGGTGCTCTCTAGCTGGCGACGGTGGACGCTGCCGGCAACGATCACAGGCGTCTACATCGTCGTCATCGACGAGTGGCTCTGGATGGTCACGCAGGACGCGAGCGGCATCTACCTCGAGCGCTTCCAGCTCGGCGTCGACCGGGAGGATTACGACGGCTACAAGATCCACCTGGACCGCCGCATCGACAGCGAGGTCTGGCCCTCAGAGTACGTGGCCATGGACGACCAGACCTACGTGCGTGTGCCGTACTACGTCGGAGACGCCCCGCCTGAGACGACCATGATCGCCACGGGCGCGGACGAGATCGACTACACCCACGGTGACGTCATCTACACCAGTCTCCCGGCCGTCGACAACGAGCTTGAGTTCACCGAAGACGGGGACCTCACGGGCATCGGCTCCTACTACGTGGGCTACCCGATGGCATCCACCATCGACATGACCGAGCCCTCCCTCAAGACTGAGCAGGGCCGCCATAGTCACGGTGATCTGCGGGTCAAGCGGCTCCTGATCGACTACGAGGACACCGAAGTCTTGCGCGTGGACGTCACCCCGGTCGAGGGCACCCTCGTCACCGAAGCGCTCACCAACAGCACGACCGAGGACGGCACCTTCGACGTACCCATCCGGTCAAGGTCGGACGGACTCCTAGTGCAGATCAAGTCCTACCTGCACTACCCCTTCAAGCTACAGCGCGCGGAATGGATCGCATCCTACACGGCCCGCAGCCGACGACCGAGGGGCTAGAGGTCCGACCCACGCTAGAGGGAGACTCTCGCGAGCTTGCTCCCTACTTGCGCCAAGCGGACCTCAACGAGCTTGCCGCGGCAGGAGCTGAGCCACTCGAGGCCCTGCGTTCTGGATTCGCGAATAGCGAACGCTGCCTCACCCTCACAGACAGAGGCGTCCCCATTGCCATGTTCGGCGT